TCTTAGATTCATCAAAACTTTTAGCAGCTTTTGGCAATTTAGATCAAATTAACGATATATGGTTAGTTAATCTTAAAGAACCAATTGCTGCCACAAACGGATCTGATTTCAATAATTGGGTAATTACTCATAAAGAGATCTCCGTTTTTGATTACATGGACTTACTTCTCAAAAAAGTCCGTGTTCATAACAATGCTCAAGAGCAAATCGTAAATTCTTTTAAAGAACCATCTGATTTGGTTTTCATTTGTCCTAAATGTGATAAATTCAAGCATGCATGTAAGTGCGTTGCTGAACCCCAATTTGGGGAACGTTTAGTACAATCTTTGAATACCAAAGCAGCTGCTTTTACATTAGATTTACGTTGCAAGGAGCTTTCATTTGAAACTCGCGTTGAAGATTTGGCTATTGAGTCAGTCTGCAAGGGTTTCAAATATTTTATGGAATCTCCTTTTGCAACATGGGTTGCTTGGGTTCCTGAACCATGGTTAGATAATTCACTTGTGAAGTTGTCTATATTATGGATGGGTAAAGATGTTATCGGCAAAAGTGTAAAAAGCTATTGGCGGAAAATTATGTTCTTTGCTTCTCTTTTAACATGGTATGTGGGAAAATATTATAGTGGTTGGACCGCTATTTATATATTCCTGGCCTTTTGTTTATACGCTGCTCTTTGTTCTGCAGCTGTTGTAAGAGCCAAAACAAATGCTTATCTAAAACATTTGGAAAAAACTCGTGGTGTATTGCCCGAGTTATTCAAAACTGTTCGGGATAACCATATTAATTATGCTCTTGGAGCTTTTGCTGGTTTAGCTGCATTATATGCTATAGCTAAAGTAGTGAAAGCTTTGAGAGCTAATATTACTATGCAAGGCTCTCTTACTCCTCGTACCGTCGAGGATATTAGAGCACGTGATTTAAAAGTCAATCCTTGGGTTTTTATACCCGAGAGTATTGTAGAGTCACAAAACCCTTTCGGATCTATGGATCACGCTGTACAGCGTATCCAAAAATCAAGTCTTATGCAAATAGACATTGGTGATCAGTTTTCAGGTGCTTTCGCACTGACGACTAATGTCATTATTGTTCCTTTGCATTTATTGCCTAAAGAGACGCAAATTGTTAAGTTATTATTTGGAACACGTACTATTAAGTTCGTGTTGAATCCAGATTTAGCTAGCCGTTTACCAGATCATGATTTAGCTTTGATTTATGTACCTAACACAGGTCCTTTGAAAGATATGACATCTCATTTTGCATATGATCCTTTGAAATCACCAGTAGTTGCGACTATTACTGGAATTGATGTTCAAAGGCAGTTATTCACAG